CAGATGTCGCCTCTTCCATAAGAAAGCGTAACTGAGACAGCGCACCAGGGAGCATATCTGAAATGAGTTTTCCAGTTCTCTCCGCTATTTCATTTGCGAATTTGTTTTTAAGCTCATATCCTTTCTGTTTGGCGGAGTTCTCGCTATATCCCGCCATGATCGCGGCTTTAGTAGCGTTTCCCGTTAAACAATAGGATTCAACGAACTTGTCTTGCATGACGCTCATCTTCCTCTCCCACCTGTCGCTGATGCCATTCTTCTCATAAGTGCGCCTCTATTCCTATTCCACCAATCTCTACGCCTTCTTCCTTCAGCCGATTCAGCCATAGACTTCTCAATACCAAATATGTCTGCATCACGAATTAAGTGCCTTTGATGCGCCCTATAAGGCTTAGGAATAGGATCATTCCAGAGCAGTCCCGGGTTAGCCGCTCGAGCATCTTGGTGCGGCCCAACTGACCTAGATACATCTGGCCCTAATTGTCGAGTGCTACCCGCTCTTCTGTAGGCTTCCATCAAGTAAGGCTTCATGAGTTCGTGTTGGCGATGGCCTCTATCCTTACCCGTAATTCCGGCCCTGCTAAGAGCTTCATGTGTCAACTCATGCCCAAATGTACCGCCATAGCTACCAGGAAATGCAGTATTCATTGCTATCCTAGGAGTTTCCCAATGTATTCCACGGGTGGTTCTTCGTGGAGAATCTGTACGCATCTTAGCACTAACATCCCCACTTCTCATTACATCTACCGGGGTAAAGGAAGTATCTGCCTGCAGCAAACCCGCCAATTCTAGTGCGCCTAAATCCTTATTTTTCCGTTGGGCCATAGCCCTATACAGCATCCTTAGTTGCAAAGGAGTTAATTTATTTACATCCCAAGTTGGGGCAAATGGCGGTCTTCTAGCCAAAGAAAAGAGCCTGTTCCTTCTGTCTGCGGTTATAGAGTCCTTCCATAAACTTACCCTTACTCTTCACCCAACCCTTGTTTCTGGAGAAAGCCTGCTTCTTGAACTCATCCATATCACCAGCGTTTAACGCCTTTAGAGCCTTGCTCCGTTTGAAGGAGGTTCGACCCACATTGTATACGAGTGATGTCAATGCAGCCTTCTGATTAGCAGTGAGATCAGCCGTAACGACGCCATCAAGGAAGTCGCCAATATCCTGCACCTTACCCATAAGCCAACCGCGTTCTTTAGACTCTGTGGTTTTCTCACCCTTTTCATACTTGCGTCCAAAGCCTATTCTCTGCGTGCCGCGGTCATCGAATGCCTTATCTTGGTAACCGCCTTCCCAATCCGCGATCTTGTCCATTGCAACCTGGCTATAGGAGACAGGAGCTACACGGCCTTCCCTTACTGGCCTCTCTAGCCGTCTGGGGGCAACATCACCACCGATACCTGACCTAGTTCTTCCAACCATTCGAGGCTGGCCAATCCCTGATCTAGTTCTTCCTCCCATTTGCCACTGACCCGATCCAGATTCAGTTCTTGCTGTGGGCAATAGCCCACCGACAAAGCCTCTAACCCGATCCATCATACCAGGCTCTTGCCTTGGAATATCCAATCTAGGCTGTAAGTCCATCTGCGGTTGGATATCTAACCTAGGCGCGAGGTCCATTTGCGGTTGGATATCCAGTCTGGGCGCAAGGTCCATTTGTGGAACCTGTGGCCGGGTATGAATATTAGCCCATTGGGTTAAGGCACTCTTACCTGTGGGATCATACTGGCTTCCGCCTCGGAATGCGGCTAACTGCTCTGCTGTGACGGCGAGTTTCTTCTTGCCATTATCCCAGAAGTAGGGAGAACCAGCGGCTTGTGCCTGGGCTATTGTGGTAGGTTGTACTAACATTACAGGTCATCCCCCATGCTACCCTGCATTCTTCGTCTACGGTTCGCGATTGCCCTATTAATTTTTCCCTGTTTTCTGGCTTCCTTGCGAAATTGCTGACCTACAACATTAGGAGTCGAGTAAGCTGGTTGCCGTCTTAGCCTAGCTTCTGCTAATTTCCGATTCCAAGCCCTCATATCATCAAAGTATGATTGAGGCGGTTCCATCCTCATAGCCCAAGCATCGTAATCATCAATATCATCAGGCACCCTGCGCCTCACCACATCATCTCCATAATCAAGGTACTCATCAGCCCTGGGATCGTAGCCTGGCTCGTTTAATCCCCTCTCCTCTCTCAGCCTTGTGCCGGCTCTTCTGGACCTAGCCTGAGCCAACTTCCGAGCAATACCCTTACGCAAGAGATTCAGGCCTCCGCCCATGCCGACAGTGGCGATATCAAAGAATGGCGTAGAAGTCTCAAGACCTTGGCTCCACGCAGGAGTACCGGGATCAGGCATTAGCCGTGATTGGTATTCCGCCGCTTTCTGCCGCGCTACATTCTCCCTGCGTTTACGGACAGCAGGAGTGTCCATTCCATATCTTTTAGCCATTATCTTCTCTTTGGGATAATTTTATCAGGTCGCTTGGTATTGCGCTTCTTAGCCATACCCTAAGTATTAAGTATAGACTTTATCTTCTTTTTCGTCATACTTCCCTTGCGCTTCCGTGAAGGAGCCTTCATGTACTTATGCACCTCTATGGCATACGCATTCTCCTTGCCTAACTGTAGATTAGGTTGCCCATACCGATCAGTTAGACCAGTGAAAGGCTTTTTCTTTTTCCGTCCAGGCTTCTTCTTAGTTAATGCTGGCATAATCTCCTCTCAGACGCTCTGTAATGCCCGTCACGGGCGTTTCTCAACAAAGTAATATCTACCCATAGGGTGTAGACGATAGTAGTGTATACCCCACTATATTAGGTATCGCTTATATTACCTAAATATACCATCCGGTTTGCGGGATAGACATATATAAATAGGAATTCAAAGCGGGGGGTGCCCCCCCTGAACTTACACCCCCCAGCTCTCACGAACGGATCGAGCTCGACGGCTCCCGATACGGCGGGTTCGCCTGGCTCCCGGAACAACGGGTCGCCCAACAGCAGAACAACGGCAAACTAATAACGCAGACTAGGGAATTCGCTGATACTACTAGCTCACAAGAAACAACGTGTGGTTCGGTCTGGATAGTTTGATTGATGTGTGAGTGTGTGGGATGAATATGATATTAGGTCAGACAGCGTAGTCGCCTAAGTGAGCAAGGTCATCGCCTTTGTTGTTATGTTGTATCGGCAACAGCAGTGCATATTGATTGTCTGCATCATGCTCTCGGTAAGGTTACCATGAGCGTCATATGCACTCAGCGCATACACATTATGCATATAAATCGTTTGTGCTTTGTCGTGGTATTTGATACTTTAAGCATTCGGGCAGATTGTCGATTTTTAAGACTTTCTCTCAAATGCTGAGTCTAGGAGTGTCGGCACTGCCGCGATTCTTTCAACCCATATGGAGAATTAATCTGTTATGAAAAATCCCATTATCGAAGCAGTACCCTCGGACATCATCGAGATGGTTAAGTTGCCGGGCTTACGCTCGTCACTCCAGAGGGCATTAACACATTTCATCTCTGCCGAGTATAAAGACCGGAAACCGGATGTCGGTTCTGGTATTGATGGCTTTAACGAGCGATTATCAGAGCTCGAGGCCATGGCAGCGTCCCAAGCGTTTATGGTCGCATCTGGTCAGAAAGAAGCAGTCGACCACGATCGTGAGGGCCGGATCTGGAAGGGCATATGTCAGTCCTTCGAGGAGTATGGCGTTATTGATCGGGACGGAGCTACGCCCAATATCGTCGATGCTTTCAAATGGCGCATGTCTCAAGATTCTGCGGAATCTAGTGCTGGCGAAGCTGAAGCGATCGCCAATGCCGGAACCCTCAAGGCCGAGACGGTAAAAAAGATGCGTGACCGTTCAGCGATGAACAGATATTCGCATCGGTCAGAAATTGGTGAAAGTGCTTGTAGTCGTTACTTGCACGCAGAACCAATCTTTGTTGTCGATGGGCCTAGCAATAGAACAGTCGGTGCGGAACCGATCGGTTGGGCGGAAGTCTGGGACCGGATCAAGATGTCGGCGGAACGCGACCGAATCAGAACGGTTCGGGATGCTGACGAACTCATCAATGATCTGTTCCTCTTGGCTAACGCGTAGGAAATGTTGGGTCGGGTCAGATCTTCGGATCTGGCTCGGCCCCTTCCCCTCATGTCAACTTGCTGTTAGGTAGTGAGCGGAGCGGAGTTTGTTGTATTTCTGCAAAAAAAATTTTTAACAGCGTTAAGGTCGGCGCAAGCGCCTCTTCTATAACCGCAACAGCTAGTCCGTGCTAGAACCAGGCATCGAGACTAGGTTCTGGAGCCGTAACAACGGTGGGTAATGGCCCCAATTCAGAGGAATTATTTCTGAGTAAATTGGATTTCATTGAGAAAATGGCTTAACAATGGTATTTGAGAGCGTATTTTCTGAATGAAAAAGTAAACTATTTGAGGGTAATATTATGGAAATAACTAAGACTTCAATGTTTAGTGGTATAGAGCATACTGTAGATTTACCAGTTACTGCTGTCGAGCTCAGAGCCTGGGAAGAGGGCAAGTTAATTCAGAATGTATTTCCTGACTTGACCCGTGGACAACGGGAGTTTATAATGACAGGCATTACTGAAGACGAGTGGCAGGATTACTGTGATGCTATGGAGGAAATGTATAATGAATGAAGACGAGGCTTGGAAATTAAAAGAGAAGATGCTTAAATCTCAACGTAGCAATAAGAACCGAAAGGATATGTGGTGGTATTCTCCATTGTCTGGGGAATGGCAGATACGTACTACGTATGAAGATGTTGACGTCGACCCACCTGATGAGTACAATCGTGCTATTGAGGGAGAGGATGAATGTTAAACTCTATGAATTACACATATCATATGTATATAATTTGGGAGGCTTTACATTCTTATCGAGAAGAATGCCTTCCAGAAGATCAGGAAAAATATGATGAAGAATGGAATGATATTACTAATTCAATGTCTTGGATCGCAACAGGTTTAAGACTTACAGATAAGGAGATATTCGATTATGACCCGATCATTGACCACTGAGCCATCGCTTGAGCCACCGGTTACACCTGAAGAGAAGAAGGATGCCCATGAGTATAGTATATTCAAAGTTCTTCAGAAGTTAAGAGGTCATTTAGTACGTGATGATGAGGTTGAGTTGGAGTTACAGTATATGGCACTCCAGGCTGAGGAAGATGAAGTCGACCGGGATATGTATGCCGAGGACGAGGCTTCCTTTTATATATAAATTTCTTACGGAGGTTAATCATGGTTAATGCAAGAAAAGAATTAGAGACATTGTTGGGAGACTTAGATAAAATCTATCATCAAGTCGGCGCACTTCTGCAAGACATGGATATAATATTAAGCGAACTTGAGGATGAAGAGGACTTGTCTTATATGCCTACTTCAGAATCAATAGAAAAGAAAATATGAATGAACTATCTTTATTTTCTGGCTCTGGTGGTGGTGTTCTCGCTACTAGCCATCTTCTTAATTGGAGGACTGTAGGCTATGTCGAACTCAACCCATACTGTCAGCAAGTCCTCGCGCAAAGGATCAAAGATGGATGCCTTGACGAAGCCCCAATCTTTAGCGATGTCCGAGTATTCATTGCAGAAGGATACGCCGACGCATATCAGGGCATGGTTACAGTCATTAGTGCTGGCTTCCCATGTCAACCCTTTTCTGTTGCCGGCAGACAGAAAGCCGAAGATGACCCTCGAAATATGTGGCCTGCCACCCTCGATGTTATACGCAGAGTTAGACCAAGATACTGCTTCTTGGAAAATGTGCCAGGACTCTTATCGAGGAAGCACCGGTACTTTGAAACGATTCTCAAAGACTTGGCCGAGAGCGGGTATAATGCTAAATGGAAAGTTATATCAGCAGCCGAAGTGGGAGCTCCGCATAAGCGAGATAGATTATTCATCGTCGCAAACAAACTTGTGGCCGACTCCGACTCAGGATACAACAGAGAGGACAAAGAAGTACGCACAAGGAGGCACGTCATTAAATCTAGCAGTCAAGACTTGGCCGACACCAAGGTCAAGGGATTGGAAGGATTCGGGTCCGAATATCGATCTACACAGGAACAAGAGACAGGATACTCAGCTTGGAATCAGGGCGAAACGCACGAATCCAAGTGGTGGGAATCTGAACCCGACGTGGGTCGAGTGGCTCATGGGGTGGCCTCTCGAGTGGACCGACTTAAAGCCCTTGGAAACGGACAGGTTCCTTTGGTGGTTGCGAGAGCATGGGAAATTCTGAAATAGGAGATAGAAATGTCACACTTTTATGGAACATTACAGGGTAACCGAGGTGAGGCTACACGATGTGGTACTAAGAACTCAGGCCTGGTAACTTATGCTGCCAGTTGGAGTGGAGCAATAAGAACTCATTTATGGTACGATCATCAAATTAAGAGAGATAGATATGAGGTGTGGGAGTCACCGTGGAAAGGTATAGGTAACAGTAGGCTAATTGGGGAAGGTATTATCAACGATCCTGAAGATAATCCTGCCGATATTTAGGTTTACGGTAATAATCCTTACCGGTTTTGTGGGTATGAGCTCGAACTTTAGAATGTTTTGCGACAAGGTTGCGTCGATGTCGACGTGCAGCCTTGCGATCAGGAGAGAGAGTGTCCATACCTACTAACCAATAAGGCTTATATACTATATAAATCAATGGGTTATGGATATAGATATAATACCCTGAAATTGCCATGTTGATACCCTCTGTATACCATTCCCCATTGGTTAGTATAATAGGAGGTGATAAGTTGAGAGCAAAAGATATTGAGAGAATCCTACAATTAGTAGATAAAGCTGTTAATTTACAGAAGAAGTTGACTGCTGAGTCTGTAATAAATGGGTCTGTTCCTATAGATACTCTATTAAATAGGTGTTTATCTTATATAGAAGAAGTAGAAACTATGTCTGTTCCTAGTAAACATAGAATAGATAAACATAAAGCAAAGAAAATATTATATAACATATATAATCATCTTCAAAATTATCATGGATTAGAGAGGCAGGATTACAATGATAAAAGAACAGTGAGTCTCGAAGAGATATCACAGGATGAAGGTAATTTAATACCGGAATCTGCATATATGTACTCAGGTGGTCTAGGATATAGGCGGGTTAATTGGAATTCATCTTATCTCCTGTCAACCCATAGTAAAAAACATAAAGGATTTAATTCATATTGGAGGCCTACTCCCAAAAAACAATGCAGGCAATGGACTCAAAAGGAGATAGATAAAGCAAATGAAGTGCGCTCAATGTAATAAACATGCATCACAGTTGCATCCGCATCCATTATGTGATTGGCATTGGGCCGTAAAGTATTCATATCAAACTGTTAATGGAAAGAGGTTACCTTTCCTGGAGGCATTCAAATTACTGACAAAGCATGGAAGAGATTCGAGCGAAGAGTTGCAAGCAAGGTCGGTGGCAAGAGAATACCTATCAACGGTAGGAAAGGAGTCGACATAAGCCATCCTTACTTAGATATCGAATGTAAATATCGCAAAACTTTACCGGCCTGGTTATTTGACAAGGCTTGGAGTCAAGCAAATGAAGGGACTGATACTCCTATGGTAGTAGTTGGTAAACATAATAGTGAAAAGATGTTTGCCATTGTCGATCTTGATGACTTTATCAAGATATTATCTCATGCAGTAAAGTTTCAATATGAACGAGGAAAATTCTAATGAATCAAGTTGAAATAGCATTAAAGCGTCCGTTTCCTGTCAACAAACTAAGATGGCGTAAAGGTGGTGGCTCTAAAGAGTTAGTTTATATTACAGCCAGAGATGTAATGGATAGGCTTGATGAAGTATGCGGTATAGATGGGTGGCAAACTAATTTCGATTACATAGGTGATCGAATGATTTGTAAACTATCTCTTCGCTTTCTTTCCAAAAGTGATGATCCATCAAAATTGATTGCAACATGGATAACCAAATCCGATGGTGCTGATGACTCTAATATCGAATCAGCCAAAGGTGGAATCTCAGATAGCTTGAAGCGAGCAGCCGTTCAGTACGGAATCGGTCGCTATCTTTATCATCCGAATGCGTTTGATGATAACAAAGAACCTGCATCGTGGGCAACGCCAGAAGGCTACGATGAATTAATGGAGAAACGTCATGGCAAAGAAGGAGCAGAATCGTAGAAAGAAGAATGCGGCAGAAAGAAAGTGGGATCAAGAAGATGTGAGCGAAGTACATGAAAAATTTTATAACGCTGCACATAAATTTTATGATGAATGGTCAGGCTATGAAGGCAACTATGGGGAGATCGGAGTCATGTACTACGATCAGATGCGGCAAGCATTTGACCAAGCTCGATGGATAGTAAAGAGATCGAAGGAGGATTATGTTGCCGAAGACTTGGAAAGATGCTGGGAAACAACGACCCACGCGCACATCTACAGAGATAGAAATGCTGGATGAGCCATTTGAAAATAGACGCTATTGGTTTGCGCGTCATTGCCACAAACATCGGGGCGAGATAACCCCATTGGGTAGACTTTGGGAGGAATCCTTTGGAGAACTCGAAGGTATTCCTCTCAAAGACTATATTGAATTTGCAAAGAAAAATAAATTGGGAGAGAAGTATGTTCCGAACAGAACTAGGTGAGAATGTATTCAAGCAAAAGTACGCTAGTAATCCTTACGAATCGTGGGGAGATAGAGCTCACACTGTAGTCAACTATGTGTGTGGCGACATGGATGGACAGAAGAATAATCTTATGTCTAAAGATGATAGGGACCAATTGGCACAGTACATTACCGACTATAAGTTCATGCCAGGCGGTAGGTATCTGTGGTATGCGGGAAGGCAAGCACGTTTCTTTAACAATTGTTACCTGCTCAGGCTAGAGGAGGATAGCAGAGAGGAGTGGGCAGCGGTAACACAACGTGCAATGTCTTGTTTAATGACAGGCGGGGGAATTGGGGTTGATGTCTCCATATGCCGCCCTTCAGGCAGGCAATTACGAAAGACAGGTGGAGTTGCCTCTGGCCCCATTCCCCTACTGTTTACTTTGAATGAGGTGGGTAGGAATGTAATGCAAGGCGGTAGCCGTAGGTCTGCATTGTATGGCAGTATGAATTGGCAACATGAAGATGCCAAAGATTTACTAAGAGCCAAGAATTGGCATGATATGGAATTGGGAAGTCAGAAAGAGTACACCGTTTCCGATATGAAGAAGTTAAACTTTAACTATCCGGCACCATTAGACATGATGAATATATCATTGAACTATGATGACGCATGGCTAAAAGGAAATGGAAGCGATGTATTTGTAGAAAACTGTCGTCAAGCACTGATGACTGGAGAGCCTGGATTTTCTTTTAACTTTGGAGAGAAGCAGAATGAGACTTTACGAAACGCTTGTACAGAGATCACTAGTGAGGATGACTCGGACGTCTGCAATCTTGGATCTATTAATATGGCGGCTGTTGAATCGATTGAAGATTTTAAGGATGTGGTTGCGCTTGCATCTAAGTTTCTTGTTTGCGGTCTCATACGGGCGCATCTTCCGTACAAACGAGTCGAAGAAATAAGACAAAAGAATTCTAGGATTGGACTCGGATTGATGGGGCTACATGAGTGGTTGCTCAAGCGTGGTCATCGATACGAGATGAACGAGGAACTGAAGAAATGGTTATCAAT